CTATAGATGGCGAAGTAGAAAGAAGAAGTAATAGTTGGGAAACAATAGAAGAATTATATGTTAGTAAGTGTGAAGATAAACATACCACTAGTAATGGTAGGGTGATTATCGGTAAACATAAACTAGTAAACCATGTAATAACAAAATTATGAAAAACCCTTTAGCAACATTAGTATCTTGGCAAACAAGAACAGGTCAATTAGATGGATGGACTGCTTACCATATTGGAGCAGGCGCATTCTTTTGCAAGATATTTCAATGGTGTGGATTTAGCGATTTATGGTGTGTTCTTGGAGTATTGATACTTGGTATCGCTTGGGAGATTTTCGAGTGGATTATAGAGAATTACAAGCCTTACGGGACTAAAGAAAAGTGGGCTTATAATACTTTATCAGATATATTTGTAGAGACATCAATGGCTTTATGGATGGTGTTATGAATAATACAATAATAAAATTAAAAAATGGAGACTTTGAAGTTGTTAGCACGAGTTATAATATTAATGTTTACTACACTTATGTTAAGTAGTTGTTCTAATGGATGGTCAATTGGAAACTTTGAATTAAGTCCAGAAGACTCTATGTATACATTTGTTGAAGTAGTAGATCAAGATTCTACATCTCATTTTTTTTCAGATCATGTTAGATTTAATAAAGATATGTGGTGCTTTACTCATAATCAATGGGAAATAGTAAGGAAGAAATGAGTGAAGAAGTCAAAACTGCTAGAAGTTATAGAGGTGGTATTGTGGATGACAATGCTGTTGTCAGTATTAACCTTAAGTGGTTTGGACAAATTCTTATCCTTGTTGGTACTCTCGTCTATGGTTACTATAGGATTGAGACTAGATTGGGAACACTTGAAACTAATTTTGCTGATGCAGATAAACGCATTGGGAATTTACTTAGTAAACATATCTTGGAAGAAAGGATTGAGCGAGAAGAGTTGGCAGAAAAAGTAAAGTTTTATGAAAAAGAAATAAACCTCAATCCAATGAGTTGGGGTAAAAAAAAGCGGAGTAAATAATGGATTTTATGGCAGTGTATGGGGAAGCAGGAATGATAGGCGTAGTAGGCGTTATGTTTGTTTATCTTGTAATCTCTCTGTCAAGGCAATCTAGAGAACAACAAGAGTCTTTAAAAGAATTAGAAGTAGAAAACAAAGGTCAATCTGAAAGCATTAATAATATGGAAGGAATGATAATCAAATTAATTAGTAGGTGGAATGAATCAGACGCTGTTAGAGATAGAAGGTATGAACAGATGATGGAAGCAGTATCAGATCTAGAGAAACAATTATCAAGGATGGATGGTATAATGTCACGAATGAATGGGAATGGTGGTAGATAATGAAATTAGCAGACATATACAATCATCATCAAAGTAAACAGGAAGAGAAAAAAATTGTTGTAGAGATGCCTGTAGTAAACTCTTTAATTAAACATTTAGATTTGCTATATTCTATTGTTATTAATAATCAAATGAAACAACAATACAAAGATGAAAATAAAGAAATATCTTGGTTTAATAACGGCCAAGGTTCAAAAGATCAATCGGATAGTGTAAACTAATGGATAGTTTAAAAGTTTCTCTTGGAAGTGTTGGAAGTGGGGCATTGTTATTTATGGACTTACTTCCATATGTATTAGGTATTATAATTGGAATAATGAATATTATATATTTATATTATAAAATTAAAAAAACAAAGGAGTCGTAATGGACATTAAATCAATGTTAGTAAAATTAGCAGAAGAACAAGCTGATAAAATGCAAGACCAAGCAGTTGGGCATATTGCTTCAGATGATTTTTCAGATAAACTTTCAAAGCTTTTAAATGATAAAATAAACATACCTTTTGTTAGTGAAGAAAAAGAAGGTAAGATGTTTAAAGAATTAGTAGAAGTAATTCAATCGTTAGTAGTTGGAATGATTAAAGGCAAATAAAATGGCTAATAAAAAAGAAATTAAAGTAGGCGATAAAAAAGTAGTTTTAAATTCTAAATCAAAAAGTTCTAATTCAGATAAACATATTAAATTTCTTTATTCAGAAATAACTGATTTAAGAAGTAAGTTGGAAAAAGTATTAGTAAGGATGGGATTGTAAAATGTCTAAACCAATAAAAAAAATGTTATCATCTGCTAAGTGTAGACTTCAAGGAAAGTCATATGATGCGAGTGCAGATAAGTGCATAGATAAAGTTAAAAAGAAAAAACAATCAAAAGAATCTTCTATGTCCCCACAAGAGTTTACTAGATATAGATTAAATAGAATGAAAAAAGGAACTCTTTCTACTAAACCAAAAGGGATGTAAAATGTCTAAAGGTAAAATGCCAGCAAAAAATAAAAAGAATTTTCGCTCTACTAAATCTGGAGCGGGAATGACAGCCGCTGGTGTTAGTGCTTACAGAAGAATGAATCCGGGTTCTAAATTAAAAACAGCAGTAACTGGTAAGGTAAAACCGGGAAGTAAATCTGCTAAAAGAAGAAAATCCTATTGTAGTAGATCAGCGGGTCAAATGAGAATGCATGGAATAAGTTGCTCAAAGACACCTAAAAAAAGAATCTGCGCAGCTAGGAGAAGGTGGAAATGTTAAATGTCTAAAAAAGATGCTTGTTATCATAAAGTAAAAGCTAGATATAAAGTCTGGCCATCAGCATATGCTTCAGGGGCATTAGTTAAATGTCGTAAAGTTGGAGCTGCTAATTGGGGTAACTCAAGTAAAAAGAAAAAAAAATAATTATGAATAAAAATGTAAAAGCTCCTAAAGGGTTTCATTGGATGAAATCTGGAAAAGGTGTAAAGTTAATGAAAAATCCTAGAGGTGGTTATAAAGCACATAAAGGAGCAAGTTTAAATGCATCTTTTAAAGTTCAAATGATTCCTCATAGAAAAAAGAAGTAATGGCAAAAGAAGGATTAAAGAAATGGTTTTCTCGCAATCAAGGTAAAGGTTGGATAGATTGCAAAACAGGAAAACCTTGTGGTAGACGTAAAGGCGAAAAACGAAAAGGATACCCAGCTTGTAGACCTACAATGGCTCAATGTACTTCTGCAATGAAAAAGAAAACAAGCACTAAAAGAATTAGTTGGAAATAATGGCTGACGTATTTGGATTATCTGATGTATCATCTCCAGACACAGGTAGAGGAAAAGTTCTTAAAACTGGAGGAACAAGAAGGAAATATAATATGAAAAATAAATGTAAAGTCGGTCAAGTTTATAATATGAAACTTAAAAAATGTGTAAGTAAAAAAGCAGATCTTGATAAAGATGGTAAAATATCTGGTTATGAAAATAAAAGATCTTCTGCTATTGAAAAAGCAATGAGAAAAAAATAATGAAAAAATCAAAAGGTAGTGCATCTCAAAGATTAATAAAGTGCATGGAAAAAGCTAAAACAAATGGTGATAGAAGACAGTGTAAGGTTATGCATTCTATTAGAAGTAAAACAACAAAACAACAAGGTTTAAAATCAAAAGATAGTATTTTAGACAGAACACAAAAAAGAAAAAAGGGGTAAATTATGCCGGGTAAAGCAGCTTGTAAATTAATGGTAGGTAAAGGAAAGAAATACAAAACTATGGCAGAGTGTATGAGTTATGGTGGTAAAAAAATGGGTAAGAAAATGAAGAAAGGTGGATCTATGCCATCTAGGATGATGAAGTCTTATTAATGTCTAAAAAGATTAAAGTAGATTTATTTGGTAACGATAAAGGATTAGGCGACACAGTTGGTAAAATTATACAAACTGTTAGTCGTGGTAAAATAAAGGAGTGTGGAGGATGCAAAAAAAGGAAAGGTATATTGAACAGGCTCGTCCCTTATCGGAACAATACCAAGAAGACCTACGAATAGACAATAACTTTGAAAGGTTAGAAAGCAAAGAAGGTGGTTTAAGATTAGATGTCTTTGACCATGATTCTAATTCCGAAATAGATTTTTCTGAAAGTGATTGCAGTTTATGTGAATTACCAGAGAATGCTCAACAATATATTATAGAAGATATAGAGTACGAAGAATCGAATGCCTAAACAAACCTTTAAGATAGAAGGGTTTCATGGTGGACTAAATACAAATGCAGACCCTAGAGATATTTCTGAAATCCAATCTTCTGATATAAAAGATGTTAAAATAACTAATTTAGGAAGAATAAAGACTTTAGGTAGAACTTCTTTAAATAATAGTTTATCAAATTCAATATCTCTATTAAATAACAAAGGTTTATTTGTTATGGATTCTGATAGAAAAGTAAGCAATAATGCTTTATCTAATGAATCTTTAATTATTGTTTATGATGATGGTGGTAATAGTTTTGATGTAAAAGATAGTGGTGGTTGGAGTACCGCAGAAATATCTTTAGACACAAATAATCCTGTTTTTTATTCTTCTGATGGAATACTAAGAATAGGAGATGGTTCTTTTGGTCAAAGTGGGAAATGGTATGGATATATACCTAATAGGTATTTTAATTCTTTAAGAGCAGATTCATCAGCAATAGACAATTGGATTTCTTTAAACCAAGATATAAACTCTCCAACATTAGGAAAATGTTTAATATCTAACCCAGAAGTTGGTTCTGATTCAAATGGAGTAAATTCATCTGCGTCTGAATATATTGGTAATGTAATTGATGTCTCAGGTGATGATGTAGCTGTTCCTAATGCTGTTAATTTAAGAGTTGGAGTTCAGTATAGTGCAAATTATCCAAGCGCAGCTTCTAATTATACAACATCTAATTCTACCGATAGCGATTCAAGTACAATATATCCTTTATTAAATGATCAAACTGTTACTATAGCAGAGCAAACTTCAGGAACATACGATTATGTTTCCGTAGCGAGATCAGTTGATAATAACGTAAGTGAAGATCAAAGTATGATAACTGGTTTTTATATTACAACCGCTGAGTGGAACGATTTAGATAAGGTTGAAATACAATTAACTGATGGGTCTGAATTTATGTACAATGTATTTCCTAAATCAGATATTAAACCAGATTGTTGGAATTTATTAGTTTCTTCTATTACTAACTTAGATAGAGGAGGAGCAAGTGGAGAAGGAATATCAGCTTGGGATCTTCGTGTTTACGATAACATTACTGGGAGTGTTGGATTTAGTGTTGCTGGGCCAGTTGTTGCTACAAATCCGGGATTAGAAGGATTCCAAGAGGGTTTATATAGTTTTCATTATAGTTTTTTATACGATGACGAAAAACAAGAGTCGTTACCTTTTGCATTTGCAGATGTAGATTCTGTTAATTTTTCTAAAGTAAATGTTTTAGGAGGATCTATTTTATTTAACTTTGATGCATATATAAATACATTTGCAGATCCTTCAGGTAGTTATTCATTTAATAAAAGAATAGTAGGTTCAAGGTTATATTATAAATTAGAGGAAAATGATAGTTTTTATTTAATAGGAGAATTAGATTTTATAGACAAAGGATTTAAATGGTTTCCAGAAGGAAATGATTTAGCTTATTCAATGGTTAATACCTCTAATGCTAGTGGCAATTTTTTAAGTAAATCATGTATTATAAAAGGAATATCTCCAGACTCTGCAAATATAATAGATACTTTTAAAAATATAAATGGATTTGATACTCAAGTAAAAAGTTTAGTATGTAGATATAAAACAGCTGTTGTCCATGGTAGAAGATGTTATGTAGGAAATATTAAAAAAGATGATGTAGTTCATTCAGATAGAATGATAAAAAGTAGAGTTAATAAATTTGATACATTCCCTAGTGATATGGGGGTTGTTGATGTCGCAATAAGAGATGGGGAAAGCATAGTTAAGCTAGAAGCTTTTGCAGATAGAATATTACAATTTAAACAAAAAAGTTTATACATAATTAATGTAGCAGAAAATATAGATTTTTTAGAAGATGTATATAGAAATAAAGGATGCGAATTTTCTTACCATGTTGTTAAGACAGACTATGGAATAACTTGGTTTAACAAATTTGGTCTTTATTTATTTGATGGCAAATCTGTAAATAATTTATTAGAAAAAGATAATATTAAATTAATTGATGAATCTGATTGGGAAACATTTATAACTGATGGAGGAGATGATACCGATATGTCTTCTGCCCATATAGGTTATGTTCCTAACAGAAGGCAAATATTAGTTAAGAATGAAAATACAGAATTACTTATTTATGATTTATTATTAAGATCTTGGACAAAAACTGGGACTAATCATATTGCAATATTAGATAGTAAAATGACTAACTTTACATTAGACTCTAATCAAAATTTATTTTATATATCTGGTAATAGTTCTTTTATACAAACATGGGATCCAACTTCATCTTATTCGTATGATTTTAAATATACAACAAAAGACATTGATTTTGGACAACCTTCAGTTCGTAAAAAAATACATAAAGTTTATATTACATATAAAACTAATGCTACTACTGATGTGTTA